GCACCGAGAAAGGCGGCAATCAGGGGCATTAAAACGTGGGCATCCTTCGAGCCGGTCATAGACACGCGCCGTGTCCTTTCGTACATCGAGGTATGGCACGAGGTATTCGACAAAGTGAAAATCGGGAAGCTGAACCACTTTTCGTCCACGACGGACTGGAAGGAGTTCGGGACCGAGGCGGAAGAGCTTTGCAAGAAACTGGGACTGGACTACTACATCAAGGACAGCTTGCGGAAGGAGATGGCGGGAGCATGAAGGCACTGATGGAGCTGAACAGGGACGACATCCGGGACATCATCGCACTGCATTTCGGCGTGAACGGGAGCGCCGTAACCGTCAGCAGGCGCGCGACGGTCCGCGTGAGCGGAGACGTGCCGGTGAAGAACGCCGTCAAGACGACGGAGGGGGGGGCGCGAAATGCCTGCGGCGCTGCCGGAGGGAGAAGCGGAGGAGAGGCCGCAAGAACCGGAGGCGGAGGCGCAGGCGGCGGAGGAACCGAAGAAGCACGCGAGCCGCGTGGAAAGACTGTTCGGGAAGCGTGAGGAATGGCCGAACGCGGACGAGGAACCGTCGGTGCGTGAGGTTAAGGGATTTATGCTCATCAAGTGCAGCGCCTGCGGAGATGCAAGGTCGTTCTTCCTGAAGGACTACACGACGACGTGCAACTGCGCGGCGTGCGGCGCGGAAATCCCGCTGGACGGGAACCTGCTGAAGCCGGTATACGCGAAGTGTCCGGCCTGCGAGAACGCGCTGAAGTACAAGACCAACTTCACGGGAGACAGGCTGACGCTGGCGTGCAAGCGGTGCGGAGGCCCTATCGACTGCGAGCTGAACGGGAAGAGAAACGCTTACACCACAATCAAGTAACGGTCAAGCAAGGAGGCATCATGGAAAAAGGAATGGGAACGGCGGAGGCCGTAGACATCCTGACGCCGGGAAAGAAACGGTACACGCCGGAGGGCTACGAGAGGGCGCTGGAGAAGGCGCGCGTGGCGCTGGAGGAGCTGGACCGGATGCGCTGGCGCAGGTTCGACCGGTCGATGCCGTGCGTGGACGAGGACGTGCTGTGCACGGACGGCGTGTATCTGTGGACGGACAGCGTGGTGCAGGGAAAGGCAACGGGGGACGGACAGGTCGAGTATTATCTGGACAGCGGAAACGACATCAGCGCGAGCCGCATCTGGTGGATGCCGAAGCCGAAGCTGCCGATGACCTGCGAAAACTGCAAGAGGTTCTTCGCCGGTGCGGAGAACGCGGTGGGCGTATGTGGCAAGAGCGGCGAGCTGGTGTGGCGACACGCGGCGACCTGCGACGAGCTGCTGGAACGGTGAGGAGGACGCGATGGGAGCGATAACGTGCGCGCCGGAGCAGAATTTCACATACACCGGCTACATCAAGATGCGGCGGATGAACGCGCTGAAGCCGGACGAGCCGGAGTACATACTGCTGCGGGCGCGGGACGAGCGCATCGCGCCGGTGATGCTGGAGGTCCGGGACGAGATGAAGGGCTACATCGCGGACCTGCTGGGCAACTCGTTCCGGGAGACGTTCATGCTGAAGCGGTTCCACTTTAACCAATGGTGCGAGCTGCGGAGAGTGGACGTGCTGGACGAGAGCTTCGAGGCTGTGAAGACCGTGAAGCAGGGGCAGGACTGGAGACCGTTCATCGGAGAAATCAAGGAGGCGGAGGGCGATGGGCAAGAATAACCTGATGCAGAAAATGATGGCGATGTGCCGGGAGGCGTTCGCTGACGGGCAGCGCGTCGGGCAGCAGCAGACCTTTGACGCGGTGATGATTTACCTGCACCGGAACGGCTGGGGCACGCAGCGCATCCTGAAGCTGCACGCGGGCACGAACGGCGTGATGGAGGAATATGCGCCTGCGTTCTTCGCGGGCATGGAACAGGACATCAATCAGGAGCGCATGGACCGCGAGCTGCGGGACGCGCTGAAGGGCGCGGAGGGATTCTGCGCGTTCGCAGAACGCTATCCAGAGGTAAAAACGGTGGGCTATGACAAGCTGCCGAAAACAAAATGAAGGAGGACTATATCGTGGCGGACAAGAAGGAAAGAAGCATCTCGGCGGAGCTGGAGCTGCTGGGCAACGTGAACGCGGCCATCGACACGGCGGCGGAGAGCTATCTGGAGGACCGGAAGCGCGGGTTCGCATCCGACAAGGAAGCGTGGGCGGAGCTGATGGCGACCTGCGGGCGCGCGGAGGACGAGGGCAAGAAGACGGCGAAGCTGCTGAAGGAGCTGTGGGACGCGGCGAAGGACCGGAACGACGACGCCTTCCGCGCGCTGGTGATGGAGATGCAGCGCGCCTCGCGCCTGACGGCGCAGTCGTGGGCGACCGTGGGCGCGATGGCAAAAATCGCGGTGGAGCACACGGAGGGCTGACGAGATGCCGTATATGCGGATGACGACGGACGAGCCGGACGGGAACCTTCAGACGCTGCTCAACTACGCCTACGCGCACGACCACGAGACATATCTGCGCTATGCGGGAGGCCGACAGGCCGTCCCGCTGGCGCTGTATATCGAACAGGAGGCGCACGCGCAAGGATGCAAGGACGTCACGGCGGAAGGCGTGAGGGACGGGGACGACTGCTTCATGTGCGACGGCTGCGTGCTGGCGGTTCTGAACGCGGTGGCGACGCAGGCGGCGGAGCTGCGGGCACGGCTGAAGGACTTCGAGGACATCGGCTATGGACCGGCGGAGCTGGAACATCTGGCGAAGCTGGGAGCGCAGCTGACGGAGACGGCGAAGGAACGGGCGGAGGAAGAAGGCACATGACCTGCGCGGAGTGTCCGAAGGCGTTCACGGAGGAATGGTCGAGTAAGCAGAGCGTGCTGCGCTGCGGCGCGGAGGGAACGCGCAAAGGCTATGTGACGGAGCTGTTCCCTACCGGACACGTCGCGGTAGTCGCCTCGCTGCCTGCGCCGGTGTGGTGCCCCGTCGCATCGAAATGAAGTTCTGCATCGCGTCCCCGTCCGGCGACGGGGGCGCGCTGGAAAGCTTCATACACATATATAACATTCGCGCACGCGCGCGAATGAAGGCTTGTAATCAGTCTTAACTTAACGACCACACCAGAGGGAGAGGGGCGGAGCGATGTACACCGGCAGGACTTTCAACAGGGAAACGGTATATTTCACGGGAGAGTACATCGACGGTGAAATATATCCGGTTTTTCAGTCGGCCGGGAAGAGGCGGAAGAAGTGCAAGCCGACAAGTGCGATTCAGGAGAGACTGAACCAGAGGAACGCGGAGAAGAAGCTGACGCGCATCGTGCGGATGAATTTCTCCGACGGAGGCGTGAGCGTGACCTGCACCTATCGCAAGGGCGAGGAGCCGGAGGGAGCGGAGCAGGCGCAGCGCGACGCGCAAAACTTTATCAAGAGGCTGAAGCGGCTGTACAGGAAGGCGGGCGCGGAGCTGAAGTATATCTACGCGACGGAGTGCGGCAAGGGAGGAAACTGGCACCACCACTTCATCGTGACCGGCGGAGTTGACAGAGACGACATCGAGGACGCATGGGGCAAGGGCTACGCGAACGGCAAGCGCCTGAAGGTCGAAGAGGACGGACTGGCGGGACTGTCGCGCTACATCGTGAAGGAGCGGAGATTTTACAAACGCTGGAGCGGGAGCAGGAACCTGTTGCGACCGGAGCCGGTACAGTGCGACGGGCAGCTGTCGATGTTCGACGTGGAAGAAGCGGCGGACGCCATCGAGGAAGGCAGGGCACACGAGTGGTTCGAGAACCGCTGGCCGGACTTCGAGCTGGTGGAGGCGCGCTGCGACCGCAACGGCATCAACAGGGGCGTTTACATACACTTTGAGATGCGGAGGAGACGAACATGGAAAACACGGGAGTGAAAACAAAGCAGGAGCTTATCTGCAAACATCGGGAAGCGGGCATCATCTGCAAGCGCGAGGGCGTGAACGGGACATACGGCAACTGCGACAAATGCGGCTGGTGCCCGGAGACGGAGAAGAAGCGCAAGGAGAAGTATCGGGAGGAGCATCATGTTTCGATTTAAGAGCGGCGTGGACGTGACGTACAACCGGCAGGGGTATATCTATTTCACGTCGCGCCTGTACAAAGAGCTGGCGGGAGAGGACCAGAAGACGATACTCAACCTGTGCTTGGAGCACGGCGGAGAGTATTATCAGGCGCTCTTCGAGTTCGTGACGACGGACGCGAGCGCGACAGAGCTGGAGATGAAGTACCATTTGAGCAGGCGGACCCTGTATCGCGTGGTGAAAAAATACTACGAGGCGTTCCCGGCGAAGCTGTAATGCACAAAAAGCGGGTGAATTTGCGCATAAGGGCTTCGGCGGCGGGCACTTATTGTCAAATGCGAGCATTTTTTGCTCATAAGCGGGAGATGTTCGGAAGGATTTGCGAGGGGCAAAGATGTCCTTCGCAAATTTTTTTGCCACTTTTGACAAAGTTGGCACTCCGTGACGTTACTCTTGTGATACGGTTCAGACGTAAAAAAGCATAAAGCCGCGAGAAATCGCGGCAGAGACGGGTTTTTGGACACGACAACGTGCGCGCGGGGGCGCATTACAATCCTTTCGCGCGCACGCACATCACGCACGCGAAGGGGGCGAGGACGTGGGCAGACCGAGACAATACACACCGGCGAAGCTGAAGAAGGCAGCGGAAGCGTGGTTCAAGAGCATCACGCGCATCGTCCGCGTGACGGAGGAAGTGGACAGCGGCAAACGAGACGAGAAGGGCCACGCCATCTACACGAGCGCGGAGGTCCTGAACCAGAACGGCGAGCCGGTGGAGCAGCTGGAGTACATCGTGCCGCCAACCGTCGGCGGGATGTGCAGGGCGCTGGGCATCAGCCGGAGCACATGGGCCAACTACTGCGACGCGAAACTGAACCCGGAGTACGAGGCGGCAACGACATGGGTGCGCGAGCGCCTGCTGGAATGGAACGAGCAGGAGCTGCTGACGCGACCGGGCAAGGACGTGAAGGGCATATTGTTCAACCTTCAGAACAACTACGACTACACGGACAAGCGCGAGGTAGAGCTGGGCGAGCGTGCGAGCAAGGCCATCCAGTGCTCGACAATGGCGGAGAAGCTGGCGCTGCTGCGAGAGCTGACGGAAGACGACGATGAAGACGCTGACGGAAGCGGATGTTGACCGCTATCTGGAGGCGGCGCTGTGGTGGAAGCGGATGCGGGAGACAAACAACCGCACGTTCCTTCCACTGTTCGGAGACGAGCACCGCTATCTGGTGCTGAAGGGCGGCGGCGGCAGCGGCAAGAGCATCTTCGCCGGACGCAAGGTGCTGGAACGCTGCACGACGGAGCCGGGGCATCGGTTCCTCGTGTGCCGCAAAGTGGACAAGACGCTGCGACAGAGCTGCTTCAAACAGCTGCGCTCGCAAGCCTACGAATACTACGCGGACGACGTGGACTATATCCCGAAGGGGCAGAGCGGAGATATGTACATCCGCTTCAAGAACGGGAGCGAGATACTTTTCTCCGGCCTCGACGACGTGGAGAAGCTGAAATCCATCTTCAACATCACGGGCATCTGGATAGAAGAGGCGAGCGAGCTGCTGGAGGGAGACTTCAACCAGCTGGACATCCGACTGCGCGGCGAGACGGCGTACTACAAACAAATCATCCTGACATTCAACCCCATCAGCATAACGCACTGGCTGAAGAAGCGGTTCTTCGACGTGCGGGACGAGCGAGCGCGGACGCACGAGAGCACCTACAAGGACAACAGATTCCTTGACGAAGAGAACATCCGCACGCTGGAGGGGTTCAAGGAGACCGACGAATACTACTACACCGTCTATTGCCTCGGAATGTGGGGCGTGACAGGCAGGAGCGTGTTCAACGCAAAAGAAGCGCAGCGGCGGCTGATGGAGAAAATCAAGCCGGTGCGGACGGGCTACTTCGAGTATGACGACGACGGCGCGGGGGTGCGCAATATCCGGTGGCAGGACGACGAAAGCGGGTTCATCCGGCTGTATCAGGAGCCGCAGGAGGGCGTGCCCTATGTCATCGGCGGAGACACGGCGGGAGACGGCAGCGACAGCTTCGTCGGGCAGGTCATTGACAACCGGACGGGCGTACAGGTGGCGGTGCTGCGGCACCAGTTCGACGAGGACCTGTATGCAAAGCAAGTATATTGCCTCGGCAAGCACTACAACGGGGCGCTTGTGGGGCTGGAGACAAACTTCTCGACGTACCCGACGATGGAGCTGGAGCGGCTGAAATATCCGAAGCTCTACGTCCGGGAGACCGTAGACGACTACACGCACAAGGTGAAGCACGCATACGGATTCCAGACGAACAAGCAGACGAGGAACGTCATCATCTCGGAGCTTATCGCGGCGACGCGGGAGAACATGGACATCGTGTGCGACGAGACGACGCTGGAGGAGATGCTGACCTTCGTGCGCAGCGAGGACTGGAAACCGGAGGCAGAGAACGGCGCGCACGACGACTGCGTGATGGCGCTGGCAATCGCGCACCACATCAGACCGCAGCAGAGCTATCTGGCGGCGGAAGAAGAGGACGAGGGCGTGGTGTGGTCGAAGAGCCAATGGGAAGACTGGCGGGCGTCGGACCGCGAGGGGCGCGCCTATCTGGAGCGAAAGTGGGGTAAACCGAAACGATGAAGAAAAAGGACAAGGACAAGCTGCGGCTGTGGCAGGAGCGCATGAAGCGCAACGACAGCGCATACGAGGCGGAGGCGCGAAAGATGGATGCGCGCGAGGCGCAATACTCCGGCGACCGGCACCTGAAGGAGATGGTCGTGGGCGAGAAGACGCACACGGCTGTCCATGTGCGCAACATCTCGGCGGAGCTTATCGAGGCGCAGGTGAACAGCAATATCCCGCAGCCGAAGGTGACGGCGCGCCGGGAGGGAGACGAGGACAAGGCAAAGCTCATCGAGGATATGCTGCGCAACGAGCTGGACCGGATGCCGTTTGAGATGCTGAACGACATGATGGAGCGGACGGTGCCGATTCAGGGCGGCGCGGCGTTCCTTGTGGAGTGGGACAACACACAGCGGACGCACTTCACCGTGGGCGAGCTGAACGTGAGCACGCTGCATCCGAAGCAAATCATCCCGCAGGACGGCGTGTACACCGGCATTGAGGACATGGACTACATCATCCTGAAAATCCCGCAGACGAAGGAATACATCCGACGGAAGTACAGCGTGGACGTGGAGGACGAGGCGGAAGCCGAGCCGGACGTAAAGGGCGCGCTGGACGTGAAGACGGCGGACGACCTTGTGACGCAGTACATCGCCTACTACCGGAACGACAAGGGCGGCATCGGGCTTTTCTCATGGGTGAACGACACGGTGCTGGAGGATTTGGACGACTATCAGGCGCGCAGGCTTCGGCGGTGCACGACCTGCGGCGCGCTGGAGCCGATGGGCGAGCTGGAGAGCGTGCCGGAGAGCCTGACGCAGACGCTGGCGCAGGGCGCGGCGGTGACGGCGGAGCCGGACGTCGCGGACAAGCCGGTGCGTCCGGCGCTGAAGGACGGCAAGCGCGTGTGCCCGTACTGCGGCGGGAGCAGATGGGAGGACACGGCGGAGGAATACGAAGAGCTGACGCTGCCGGTGCTGCGAAGCGACGGGAGCGTGATACCTGGGATGCATCCGGTGGAGAAGCCGAGCGAGACGATGGTGGACGAGATGGGCCTGCCGACGGTGGAGACCACGCTGGAGCCGACACGCATCCCGTTCTACAAGCCGGACATCTACCCAGTCATCCTGCAAAAAAACGTGAGCGTGTACGGGAAGTTCCTCGGTGACAGCGACCTTGACAAAATAGCGGACCAGCAGAACACCATCAACCGCATCGAAGGGAAAATCATCGACAAGCTGCTGAAGTCGGGCAGCTATCTGACGCTGCCGGACGACGCCATCATTCCGCAGGACGCGGAGGACATGAAGGTTATCCGTCCGGGAAATCCGGCGAACGCGGCGCTTATCGGCGTGTACGACCTTGAAGGGAAAATCGAGCAGGACATGGCGTATCTGGCGCAGGTGTACGACGAGGCGCGGCAAATCATCGGCATCACGGACAGCTTCCAAGGGCGACGGGACACGACCGCGACGAGCGGCAAGGCCAAGGAGTTCGCGGCGGCGCAGTCGGCGGGACGGCTGGAGAGCAAGCGCGTGATGAAGGACGCGGCATACGCGGCGCTGTTTGAAGCGATGTTCAAGTTCAAGCTGGCGTACACGGACGAGCCGCGTCCCGTGGTGGCGGACGACATCCACGGAAACAAGGAGTACAAGGAGTTCAACCGATACGACTTTCTGGAGCAGGACGCGGCGGGCGAGTGGTGCTGGAACACGGAGTTCCTTTTCGCGTGCGACACGAGCGCGCCGCTGGCCTCGAATCGGGAGGCGATGTGGCAGGAGACGCGGCTGAACCTTCAGACGGGGGCCTTCGGAAACCCGCAGGAGCTTTCGACGCTCATCCTGTTTTGGACGAAGATGGAGATGCTGCACTATCCGGGCGCGAGCGAGACGCGCGCGTATCTGGAGGAGGAGATGCAACGGCAGCAGGAGCAGGCGCAGATGCAGCAGATGATGCAGGCGCAGGCGATGCAGATGCAGGCGCAGCAGGCGGCGGCGGAACAGGCCGCGCGGCAGCAGGCGAACACCACGCAGGGCGGCGGGATGAACGTCGCCGTCATTCAGGACGTGCTGGAGCAGGCAAAGCGAGACGCGATGCGCGACGCGCAGGTGCGGAGAG